CGAAAAAAATATGATGGCAACGGCGGTAGTGCGTGTTTTTAGCCTCAACGATGATAACGCATTTTGAAGGATTAAAATTTAAACCTTACTTCGATGGAGGTGGTGTACTCTCTGTTTGTTATGGTCATACAGGCAAGGATATTGTGCGTAACCGGATGTACACGCAAGAAGACTGCGATAAGTGGCTTAATGACGATTTAAAAGCCGTTAAACGTTATGTTGACCCGTTGATTAAGGTCAATATCAACACGCTAACACAGGCAGCCCTTTACTCATTTGCTTATAACGTGGGCGTGGGTAATTTTGCCAAATCGACCTTGCTCAAAAAGCTCAACAACAATGACCGAAAAGGGGCATGTGATGAGATGAAGCGGTGGGTTTATGTGAAAGGCGAAGTCTGGAAAGGGCTAATTACCCGTCGGGAAATTGAGAGCGTAATATGTTATGGCGACCTTACTCATTTATCGGAGTGATTATTGCAGGGTTAATTCTCTCACTTATTTTTATCAACTCCCGTTATCAAACCATCAGGCAAAACTACCAAACATTAAAACAGCAATATCGCGCACAAATTGAAGCCGTGAAATTACAGCAGCAAAAGATTGATTCTTTGCACCAACTCGATATTCAACACACGGAGAAATTAAATAATGCCAAAGCTGAAATTGCTAAGCTCAATGATGCTGTTCGTGCTGGCACTAAGCAGTTGCACGTCAATGCCGTGTGTCCAATACCCAAAACCGCTACCACCCAGAGCCGACATAATGAAGCCACCCCACAACTTAGTAAGGCAGCTCGAGAAGATTATTTCCGTCTCAGAGCGATGATAGCTGAGAACGAAAAGCAGACGGAATATCTACAGCAGTACATCAAAACACAGTGTCACTGAATCGGTCATTGGCACGTTCAAATCTTAACAATCTCAGCGCCACGCACGCGCATCAATAAAACACAGAACCTTATAGAAAGTCGAGCCTGAAGAACGCCGTTTAAAATGGTGCTTTTCTGTGGGCGGCTGTTCTGTGCGCGCAGGTTCGATTTTCTATAAGGAAAAGTACGATGAAATTAGTAACAACTAAAAATGACAATTTTTTAGTAACAGAAATGCCAACAATGACCAGTCTGGAAATGGTGGACTATATTAATGCGGAGCGGAAATCAAAAGCGGAAGCAGAGAGATTAACGTTTCCTTGCAAAAAATATCGCAAGTTACAGCACAATAATTTTATGGCAAAAGTACCCAAAGTTCTTGGAGAAACATCTGCTAAATTTTTAGCTGATGATATTTTCACCACTGGAAACGGTGCCCAGTCTATTCGAAAAATTTACCGATTTCCAAAACGTGAAGCCTGTCTAATGGCAATGAGTTACAGCTATGAGTTACAGGCTAAAATCTATGACTACATGACGGAGTTGGAAGAAAATAAAGGATTAGCTTTTACTATTGAGCAATTACAAAATATTGTTGCTACAGCCAGAAAAGAGTCTGATAAAGACTCTTCGGATGCTGGTCGTCGATTACGTAAGCGTCAAGATGATTTACCCATTCTTAAAAAAGCTGAAAAAACAGTAATGGAGTTATCTCAAATCCCCCTTGATTTAATTGGTGGAAGCATGAGGTTAGAAGGATGACTCCTGAGCAATTCATCGAAGCCAATGTTAAGGCCGAGTTAATCAAGCTGGGCTTTTCTACCTCTGTCGCCAGCTTAGCCACCCGTGAAGCCATCCGCTATTATCGCAAACAGCCAGCTAGTAGAAGAGGCAAGATGATAGAAGATTGTCTTAATCAAGCAAAAATTGTGGCCAGGTTAACAACAAAGCGATAATCGCAAATGAGTTCAATTAAACAAGTCAAAACTCGCCATGATAGCGAGGGTTTTCGTGTGCATTACGAAAATCCAGCAGGACGATTTCATAAAAGCTTTAAAACGCGGGAAGCTGCTTGCCATTTTCTTTTTCTGAGCGAATCTGAGCGATTTTTGGCGATGATGGCAAAAGAAAAAGAGCAATGCCGAGATTGGCATCTTCGCAAGTTGATTCAGTTTTATGTGGGGAAAAAGGTCTTTCAGTGTGAAACGGGGCATTTACGGCAAAGTTCGCTCGATACGATTAAACATGCCTTGTTTTCGATTGACGAAACGTTGCAAGCAAAAATGGCGTTGAATATTCGCCCGAGTGAATTTAACGGTTTACCGGAAAATACGCTTAAACATCTGCATTCTGCCTATTTGCTGCTGAAAGCAATGCGAAATGTTGGTGTCAGTCCAATTCCAAAATTGAAAAGAAAAGGGGAAAAGCCTATTTTCATTCCGGCGTTTGAGAATGTGGATAGGATGATTGAAGAAGCGCCCGTCAGAGAAAAGATTGCCTTCATCTTGGCATCGGTGATTGGGCTTCGGATAAGCGAAATATTGGCATTGGATTATAGCGATATTCAAGGGGAATATTTGAATATCTCAAAACATGTAACACGAAACGGTGTTATTGAAGGCTTAAAAGCTGACGTTCAGCGATTGTTACCGATGCCAAAAGGGTTATTGTCGCTATTGGATAAAAACAAGTTTGGGTTACATGAACCATTAATTGTCAGTCAATCAGTGAAAAGACTGTCGTTAAATTACAGTACGACAGGAATTGTTAAGGAATTACTGGAAAAATTCAGGATTGGGAAATTTCATAACTTACGGCATTTTGCAGCGGTACGTCTTATCAAAAAACGGAATGATATTCATGTTATTTCTAAAATGCTGGGTCATAAAAACATTGAGACCACCTCAAATATTTACGGTCGATTTTCAGGGTCAATTTTTGAGTTAAATTTTTAACATTTGCGTTCATTTTTTAATCATTAAGGTAAATGGGGTTAAAACCTTAATTGCTTTACATCAAAGGGATTCAGGTAAAAAATTACAGAATAGCCAAAAACGCATAATTCCGCAGTCATACTTCCGCATTTTGAAAAATTGGAAAACCTAATAATAACAACGCATGAAGAGGGATTTTTTTCGCATACTTCCGCAAAATAAGTCCGCACCCAAAATGGCTAATTTTACGAATGTTGCACAAAGGTTAAAAAGAGGTTGTCATGTCAGGGAAAGCTAAATATAAAAAAGCGTATATTGATGACGTGATCAACCTGTCTTTGGTGAAAGGCAAAGTATCAAATCATTTCATTGCAAAATGGCTGCATGTGGATGAAAAAACGATTAGAAATTGGCGAAAGGATTATTACGAATTTGATCATGCTTTTCATCATGCGGCCGACATTTTGAAAAAAGAGCTAGCAGAAACAGCAAGGCAAAACACCAAAATCCGAAAACGCAAAATTATTAAAACCACGGCAGACGGCGAAACGACAACGATAGAAGAAGTATTGCCTAGTCACAATGATATTGCCGTTTACAAAAAGATGGGGATCAATGAAGTCTTCTTTAACGATGAAAAGCATCAACAAAAAGAATACTTAAGATCGATACTCGAGCGAAAAAAATCAGCCGAAATCACTTCACTAGAGGCCGCGCAATTTTTAGAGATAGAAGGCATTCCTATACCAACTACCTTATTACTGGAAATTAAGCAATTGCAAGGTAGCCCTATACCAGAAGATATACTACCGCAAAATGCAATTACTCGAGAAATGACTTTAGAAGAGGCCGCAGAAGCGTACCAAAAACTGATGGGGTAAAGGGTTAAAATCGCTTACTTATTTATGTTATAAATGATATTAAATTTAAATATTTATTTAATATCAATTGATTATATGAGTTTAACCCCATTTTTTGTATTTTTATGTACACGTTTATGTGCAAAATATTTTTTTGAGTCGCTTTTTTCCGGACAAATTCCTATGCCGTTACCTTTTCCTTTTGACTTTAAAAAACCAGATTATTTTAAGGTATTTGAGTGGCGCGATGAGCGTCTACAACGGTTACGCCAGCAGCCGGAAAGTTTTAAACGATTAACCCGATTTTATAAGGATAATCCCGCGCAGTTTATTATTGACTGGGGCATGACGACAGACCCACGAAATGTCGATTACGGGTTACCGGTGACTATTCCTTTTTTGCTGTTCCCGAAACAGGAAGCATGGATTGACTGGATAATGACACGCTGGAAAGGACGTGAAAACGGTATTACCGAAAAAAGCCGCGAAATGGGCTTAAGCTGGACGTCAATTGCACTCGCATGCGCTTTATGTCTCTTTAATAAAGAGATGGTAATTGGCTTTGGCTCCCGCAAAGAAGAGTATGTTGACAGCACCGGTGACCCGAAAGCGTTGTTCTGGAAAGCCCGTAAGTTTATTGAAACTTTACCGCAAGAGTTTCGGGGAGGCTGGGTAGCGAAAAAACACGCGCCTTATATGCGGGTCAATTTTCCAAACACCGGCGCCATTATCAAGGGTGAAGCGGGGGACAATATTGGACGGGGTGACCGGACGACACTCTATTTCGTCGACGAAGCCGCCTTTTTGCCTCGTCCGCTATTGATTGATGCTGCCCTATCGCAAACTACCCGCTGCCGCATTGACTTAAGTTCGGTTAATGGGATGGACAATCCTTTTGCCCAAAAACGCCACAGTGGACGTATTCCGGTGTTTACCTTTCACTGGCGCAATGACCCCCGTAAAGATGAACAATGGTACGAAAAAGAGTGCCTGAAAATCGATAATCCGGTCATTGTGGCGCAGGAACTGGATTTGAACTATCAGGCGTCTGTTGAAGGTATCTTAATTCCCGCCGAATGGGTACAGGCGGCCATTGATGCCCATATCAAACTGGGGTTTTTGACAACGGGGGCTAAACGACTCGGTTTTGACGTTGCAGATGAGGGCGATGACAGCAACGCCCTCACGTTTGTACACGGATCGGTTGTCACGGATTGCCAGCAGTGGAGTAAAGGCGACGTGATCAGCTCAGCAAACCGAGTCAAAAACTATGCTGAGGAAGTCCATGCCGATGAAATCATCTATGACTCCATCGGGGTAGGGGCAGGGGTGAAAGCGCATCTACGACGGACATGTCATATCACCGCAACCGGATTCAACGCGGGTGGGGCTGTCTTTAAACCTGACGCAAAATATGTGGCGGGAAAAACCAATAAAGATATGTTCGCGAATATTAAGGCGCAAGCCTGGTGGGGCGTCCGAGACCGTTTTTTTAATACCTGGCGGTGTATCATGCATTTGGAAAAATATCCGGATGACAAACGTTTCATCAATCAATTTACCGATGGCCTGTTAATCAGTCTCAGTTCAGGCATAAAAGAACTTGACGTACTGAAAGCTGAATTATCCCGTCCTCGGGTGGATTACGACAACAATGGACGGGTGAAAGTCGAGAGCAAAAAAGACATGAAAAAACGGGGCATCGCTTCACCCAACATGGCCGATTCATTAATTATGGCTTTTTCCCCCGTTCCTAAACCGTTTCACATTCCCGACGAGGCATTTTTCTAATGAACAAAAGAAACAGGAAAAAGGACGTTAAGCCTGAAAGGAAAAAGCTATTTTCCATCTCTGATATCGATATGTATCCGGTCAGTGAGCAGCCAGTCTACGAATTCAAACCCTATGCCCCTCCCGCAGGCGTGATACCCGAAGCAAAGAGAGCGGACGCGCTGGCGAATGATGCCACCCCGTATGAAACCCTGAATGCATTCGGGAGTGATTGTTTGTATGGTGGGTTTCAGGGATACCCGATGTTGGCCATGAAAGCGCAGCAATCCGAGTACGCCAATGTTGCCGCGATTTTTGCTGACGAGGTTACGCGCAATTGGTTAACCGTAAAATCCTCATCCGATGATGAGGACCTCGTTAATGAGGTGGAAGGGGTAATCGTGAAATATCGCCTTCAGGATATGATCCATCAGGCCGTTTTGCATGATTGTCTGTTCGGCATAGCGCATATCTATATTGACATGGGCGCCGATGAGAATGAAATGCGCAATCCGCTCTTTAAAGACAGAGCAAAAGTGGGCGATAAATTTCGCGGTTTTCGTATTATTGAGCCTATTTGGATGTATCCGGCGATGTATAACACGCTCAGACCGTGGGAGCCGGATTTTTATCAGCCTTCATCGTGGTTTGTTATGGGGCAGACCATCCACGCCTCCCGATTTATTGACCTAGTGACGCGTCCGGTATCACAGATACTGAAACCTGCCTATAACTTTGGGGGCTTATCACTGATCCAGCTAATGGAGCCTTATGTCAAGGCGTGGGAAACTATCCGCGATGAGATACCCAAAATTGTCAAGGCTTTTACGCTGGCGGGTCTAAAAACTGATATGGAAAAACGGATGGAAAATCCAGGCGAATTCAAACGCCGCATCGATATCATGACCAACTACCGAAACAATCGCGGGGTACTGGCGCTAGATACGGAGGAAGAGTTTTTTCAGATCAATACACCGATGACGGATCTTGAGAAAATCGCCTCAAACTATCAGGAACAACTGTGTATTCCCTCACGGATGCCGGTGATTAAGCTGCTTGGCAATGCGCCCGCGGGACTGAATGCAAACGGGCAGGGTGAAATCGATGTCTGGCACGAAACCATCTCCGGTATTCAGGAACGCAATATTCGCCCCATGATACAGCAAATGCTGGATTACCTGTTTATAGCGGAATTTGGGCAGCTATTACCCGAAATTACGTTCACCTTTAACCCACTCGATGAGCTAACCGAGAAGGAAATGTCGGAGATAAATCTCAATAACGCTTCAATGCTGGCTAATTTAGCAACGAGTTCATGTATTTCGACGATGGATGTCGCTCAATGGCTTATCAATAATCCGAAGAGTGGTTTTGCTTTCATGAACGGGCAGGAAAACGAAGATGAAACAGACGAAAAAGAAGGAGAAAACACTTAAACCTTCACTCCCCAATGCAGGGATACAGCTTTGGTATCAGCGTGAATTACGTCGCCAGATTACCAGGATGCATAAAAACGTCACCGCCAAAATTTTAACTTCCTTTTCAAAAAATTCTCTTGCTTACGACGCCAGCCCCGCCTCAATGATAAGGAATACGCTCCGCGCGCTTTCTGCCCGCTGGGTAAAGAAATTCACTGCCTTATCCGACGATCTGGCAAAAACCTTCGTTAACCGAGCAGCCGGTAATGTGGATGTGCCCCTTAAAAAGCAGCTGGTCGATAAGGGGTTTGCGATTGATTTCAAAATGACGCGCGACATGCACAATGCGGTGACAGCGATTGTGGCGGAGAACGTGTCATTAATTAAATCCATCCCCCAACGCTATTTCACTAACGTTGAATCCGTGGTTCTCCAGTCTGTTTCGCGGGGAGGTGATTTAGCTCAGCTTAAAAAAACATTGGGACAACAGTTTGGCGTAACTGCCAGAAGGGCGGAATTGATTGCCCGTGACCAGAACCGAAAAGCGAATTCTGCCTTGGCGGCAGTGAGACAGCATGCGCTGGGGATAACTGAGGGGATTTGGCGACATACCGGCGCAGGGCAACACCCAAGGCCTGATCATGTAAAAGCCACGGGCAAGAAATTTTCGCTCCGTAAAGGCTGCCTGATTAGCGGTGAATACATCCTGCCAGGTGAAAAAATCAATTGTGGGTGTATTTGGGAACCGGTTTTACCCACTTTCGAGGATTGACAACGTGCAAGTGACAAAAGACGGTCTCGCGATGGATGCCAAATCTGCGCGGGAAGTGGACAAATTTGGCAAAATGTATGTCCGTGATAACCGGATAAGCAAAGCGAACATTAGCGGTTATTACGGCGTTGAAATACCTGGCTATGAAAAGTTGGGTCTGGAATCCAGAAAAATATATCAGCTTTATCGCCCCCCGCAAGAGCTGGAAAAAGCCATGCCGACGTTTAACGGTATCCCCGTTCTGATGGGGCATCCTGCCGAGAACAATACGAAACCCATCACCGATCTCGCGGTGGGTGCCGTGATGAATGATATCCGTTTTGAATTTCCCTATCTCATCGCTTCGATTTCTATTTGGGATGAAGCAGCAAAAGCGGGTATTGAAACCGATATCCAGCGCGAATTATCGCCCTCCTACAGCTACGTACCGGATATGACGCAGGGCAGCGTTGATGGAGAGGCCTATGATGGCGTGATGCGCAATATTCACGCCTACCACCTGGCGATTGTTCCTGATGGCAGGACGGGGCCAGATGTTCTAGTCAACGACGCAAAACCAGAGGATTTAAAAAAAATGGCAGACGAAAAGAAAACCGATGATGAAATGATCGCAGGACTGAAAGAGCGCCTGCCAAATGCCAGTGACGAAGATATTCATACGGTGGCAGAGTATATCAATGGACTGACCTCAAAAGCGAATGACGAGGAGACAAAAGAAGATCCGTCGGATGATAAACAGGATAACGAAAGCGAGGAGGATAAAGAAAAAAGGACGAATGACGATAATGATGAGGATAAAAAAACCGCTAACGATGCGGCTATCCTGATCCAACAGGCAGAGAACAAAATTCGGCGTGAATTTGCAGCGCTTCGTGCGGCAGAACGTTTGTGTTCACCGCTGATTGGTGAAGTGGCCTGTGACTCTGCCGAACAAGTCTACCGATTAACCCTCAGTCAAAATGGTATCGACACAAAAGGGGTTCATCCCTCAGCGCTCCCGAAAATGGTGGAGATGCTCAAAAACACAGGCAATCAAGGTAAACCTCAAGTCGCCTTTGACTCAAGTGCAGTGTCCCGTGTTGACCAGTTTTTAGGAGCAAAATGATGGCCTTTCAGAACAATGTAGCGCTTTATCAGGCACCGGGTCGGGAAGGTGATTTTGCCTCCTGTAATGATGCTTTTGCGGTGGTGCCACCATTAGGCGGCTGTTTCCGTGCCGGCTCTACCGGTACCGTGATGGCCCGTTTCGCCTGGCGTGATGACAGTAAACCTAGCCTGGTCAACAACAGCGGTACCGGCGAAATCCTGGGATTTGTCCGCAATGAGCGAACCGCCCTTGTGAACTGGGATGAAAAAAACAGTATGACCATCCCGCAGGGACAACAGGTCTCCGTCTACAAAACGGGCGACTTTTGGGCCAAGTCAGCAACGGCAACCACTATCGGCCAAAAAGTTTATGCGAAACTGGCGGATGGCACGATTGAAACGGCTAACGCAGGGACGACGAAAGACGGATTTATCGAAACCCCTTTTAAAGTGATGACCGCCGCCGCGGTGGGTGAAATTTTTATCATGTCAAGCTGGAGCTAATACGATGGCGCAATTAACACACAATGATTTCCACGCACTCATGAAACGGGCTAAAGAAGGGGGGGTGACGTTACCTGCTTCAGTCAATCGTTTGTATCTGGCCAATGATGCCCAGCCGTTACCCTCCACTTTGACCAATGGTGGTATTCCTGCCATCGTCGCGGGGGGTATCGATCCGAACGTTATCAGAACGGTATTTGCCCCAACCCGTGCCACGGAAATTTACGGCGAGCGCACAATCGGATTGTGGCAACACGATTTCTGGGAAATTCCCCGCGCTGAATACAGTGGTCATATCTCCTCCTATGGCGATTATAACGAAAACGGGGCAAACCAGGTTAACCTGCAATTTGAACCCATCCGCCAATATCGTTTTCAGACGATGATCACCTATGGCGATTTAGAATCGGCGCGCATGGGACTGGCGATGATCAACTATGCTGCTGAAAAACAGATGGCGGCCGCCAACACGATTAACCAGGATTACAACCGGTTTGCCTTTTTTGGGGTTGAAGGCGTTAACTACGGCGCATTAAATAACCCTCAGCTTCCCACGCCGATCACACCAACCAAGGTGAGTGGTAAAACGAAATGGGAAGATAAATCCATCCAGCAGCGTTACAACGATATTTTGGCACTCTACAGTGACCTGGTAGGACGAACGAATGGGGTGGTCGGTGACGGTGTCGATATGGCTTCCTCCCTGACGCTGGTATTGTCAAACAAAGCCTCTGTGTATCTCAAATCGTCTAATGAAATCATGGCCACCTCGCTTGAGGACTTGATCAAAAAAGCGTTCCCCAATCTACGCATTGAAACGGCTCCACAATTGAGTACCGATGCCGGTGAGTTAATACAGATGTTCGTGCGCAGCTATCAGGGACAGCCTGTTTGCTATGTGGCGAATTCGCAAAAATATCGGGCATTTCCGCTTCTTCAGCAACACTCAAGCTGGTCGCAGAAAGTGGCGGCCAGTACGTATGGCACGGTGATCACACAACCCATGCTTTTTGCTCAAATGTTGGGGATATGATTATGGGAAAAATTATTGTCGGCTGTAAACTCCCCCATGGACTGAAAGCCACCGTGAAGAATGAGACTATTGAATTGAAAGGGGCTAACGCTTGCGCCATTTATGGCGGTTTTGGCATAACCGAAGGCGTGGATGAGGCGTGGTTCAATGTATTTTCAAAAACCTACGCGCAGGCGGGATTTATCGAAAAGGGGTTAATCTTCAAGGTCACTGATCAAAAAAGTTTTTCCTCAGCCGCTAAGGAAAGAGCACAGGTCAAAACCGGTTTAGAACCGATTAACCCGAAAAAGGCAACCGTCAAACCCACGGAGGCATAATATGGCTGTGGTGGCGTTTGATGTTTTTGAATTCAGAGAACAATATCCCCTCTACCGCAAGGTCAAGGATGAGCAGTTGAAAATGCTATTTGATTTTGCTCAGGCTTTGTTCGATAACGCAAATTTTTCGCTGGAGCAGGCTATCCCAAAGCGAAAAAGTTTGCTTTATCTGCTGACGGCCCATCTTTGTGATATCACCTTTGGCGATGATAACGGAAACGGGTCAGGGGTGTCAGGTATGATTGGTCGGGTTGCGAATGCAGCAGAAGGCAGTGTCTCCGTGTCGCTTGATGTCGGGCAGGGATTGCCTTACTCGCAAGCCTGGTATTTCCAATCAAAGTGGGGACAGCTTTTTTGGCAACTGACCAAGCCCTACCGGATGTTTGCCTATTTCCCAGGTATTGAGGTGGGGTGCAGTTGATGGCGGGGAAGATAAAAGCGTTTCTGGACGCACAGGAAAAGCAGCTTAATGACCTGACGTTGAAAGTCGGCTTTCCAAAAGAGGTAAGCTATCCAGAAGGCCGTCGGGTTGCTGAAGTGGCTTACATGAACGAATTTGGCAATCCTGGGAATAACCAGCCACCGCGCCCTTTCTTCCGTAACGCTATTTCAGCCCATCAAAAAGACTGGTCAACCTATCTGGCGTCGTCCATGCGCGCCGGTGTTAATGCTAAAGAAGCGGCGGAATTATTAGGTGAAAAAGTCGTCAGCAATATTAAAGATTCAATATTGACACTCACCGATCCGCCGCTTTCTGAAACCACGCTTTATGTGAGAAAGCACCGGACTCACAAACCAAAAAACTTCACTGACAAACCGCTGGTTGATACACATCACATGCTGGAGTCAGTCAAATACTGGGTGGTGGTGGATGATGAATCTTCATAATCTCACTCGTTCGGCTATTCGAGCCGTTAACCCTGATATTGCTGCAATAGTCCGCCGTTCTGATGGTTGGACAGTCGGTGAAGGCCGGACACGCATCCCCAAATACCTTCCCGATGAACATATCGTCATTCAGTTGCAACCCCTGTCGAAAGGGGATTTGCAGCATGTGGACGGATTGAATATCCACGGCATATTCAAATCGATTCACGTTAACGGAAACTTCTGGTCGGTTAACCGAAAACAACAGACCGGTGGCGATTTATTCCTCATTGAGGGGGATACCTGGCTGGTGATTGAACCGCTTGAATTGTGGCCGGACTGGTGTCGGCTGTTAGTGTGTCTCCAAACGGACAGGGAGGGGGGATGAATGATTATACGGTCAATCAGGTCATTGACACGTTGGCCGATTTCATTGAACCGATTGCAGGTACGGTCTGGCAGGCTCAGGATAACCGGAATCCCATGCCGAGCGATATCTTCTGTGTTCTCACGCCATTGCGATTTATCCGGCTGTCGGCGGCGAGAGGGATTGCCCATGACAGCGGAAACCCTCAAACCAGTACGATGAACTGGACTGAAGTAAGGCAAGCTGATATTCAGCTCGACATTTACGGTGAAAATGCCGGTGACCGATCCATTCGTGTTGAAACATTGTTTGCTTCTGATTACGGCTATTCCCGAATCAAGGCGCTGGATGAACGTCTTGCTCCACTTTATGCCAGTGCTGCTTTGCAGACCAGTATGTTAAACAGTGAACACCAGTGGGAAGCAAGATATACCCTCACCTTGTCCTTACAGGTGCATATTGTTGTCAACGTATCTCAGGACTATTTCGACAAGACGGATATTTCCGTTAAAAAGGTTGATAAATGAGCAAAATTCCACTTTCTAAAGATTTTAGTATCACCGCTAATGTGATATCGCCGGCAGGAACAGCCTTGGATGCCAATGGCCTGATGCTGACCGATAATCCACTGATCCCTACAGGCACGGTTAGCACTTTCGGTAGTGCGCAGGAAGTCGCAGACCTGCTGGGAACGCACAGTCGCGAATATCAGGCAGCGACGCTGTATTTTAGTGGCTATGACAATGCCACCGTTTTACCTGCCGCGCTGTTGATGTCCCGCCTCGCGTTAGAAGACGCATCCGGTTGGCTATTATCCGGCAGCCTTGCGGGGGTCTCATTGGAGACAATGAAATCGCCGACGAGCAAGGTGAAACTGAAGGTTGACGGTCAGCCAGTAACTAGTGGAGCAGTTGATTTCAATACCGCTACCACGATGAGCGATATTGCAACGGTGTTGCAGACGGCTATTGGGGCTTCTGTGACGGTAGAATGGTTGCCACAGGCAGCAAGATTCATTATCCGCTCAGTAACGACAGGTTCGTCAAGTTCCGTCCTGGATATGGAAAAAAGCACCCTTGCTACCGGTCTAAAACTGACCGCAGAGGCCGGCGCCATCCCCTCACAGGGCGTATCAGCACAATCACTTATCGATACGATGAATGGCATCATTAACCAGAATCAGGATTGGATCGGCGTGATGACCCTTACAGCCCTGTCAGATGAACAGAACCAGAATTTATGTTCGTGGGTGAGTGCGCAGCAAAACCGCTATTTCTATGCGCTGTGGGATAATTCCGCGGCAGCAACCGTGCGTGATAATGCTAACTGTTTTGTCCAGAAAATCGTGAAAGCGAATAACTATGCCGGTGTATTTCCGGTCTACGGAGACTACCGTTACGCTGTAATTGCCCTGGCTTATGCCGCCTCGCTGGATTTCGCGCGGACTAATGGCCGCGTTTCGTTCAAATTCAGACAGTTCAGCGGGCTAGCCGCCAATGTCAGCGATCTGGCCACGACGCAAGCGCTCGAATCGAATGGGTATAACTACTACGGCGCTTACGGCCAAAACAAAACACTCGCCAATTATGTTTCCGATGGGAAGATAACCGGACAATATGTCTGGTTGGATAGTTTCATCGATCAGGTGTGGATCAGGGCAAATCTGGTGGCCGCCTTTGCTAATCTGTTCACCGCTAATCAGTCCTACCCGTTCAATGATAGTGGCTATACGGCCCTATCGTCAGCCGTCATCGATGTCGCTACGGCCGCTAAAAATTTTGGCGCGCTTCGGGCAGGCGTACTGCTGGACAAGTCACAGTTAACCCAAGTCAACAGCGCCGTTGGACGTGACATGAGCGCAACGCTGTTTTCAGCGGGTTGGTATTTCTATATTCCGGTGCAGACAGGTTCATCCCGACTAGAGCGGAAACTACAGGGAGCAACCTTCTACTATGTGGATGGTCAGCTTGTTCAATCGGTGCAAATGTCAGCAATCGATATTCTTTGAGGTGATATAAAATGGCTATTGATATAACCAGTGCGAACGCCTCCGTTCACATCATCGTGCCGGCTTACTATCCCGCTGGATTTTATGCGGAGGATTATGCGGCCGATAGCATGTTTGAAACGGCCGCCTTGCAGAATGCGGAAGACGTGATGTCCGCTGACGGCAAGTATCATGCAGGATTTATTTTTAATCCGGTTGAGTTCACCTTGAATCTCTTGGCGTCCTCAGCAACCGGCGTCCATATTGATGATTGGTACGCAGCAGAGCGGGCGGCGATTGCCAAATTCCCCTGCAACATGGTGATTGCAATTCCGGCGATAAAAATAAAATACAACTTTGTGAACGGTATCTTGTACACCTGGACGCCGACGCCGCCGGCACAGCGTATATTACAGGCCAGACCCGCCGTTTTTCACTTTGAGTCCGTCACACGGAGCCCCATGTAATGGCCAGAAAAGAAATCACCTGGACGGTGGAAGAAAATAACCGTGACAAAGGAAAAACCTTCTTCATCACCGAGATGTCCGCTTGGGAAGCTGAAGAACTGGCGCAGGAGATTTACCGCGCGATGGGGACAGCCGATTTTGGCAGCATCCCAACGGATGTCATCGCGATGGGCTGTGCCGGTTTGGCGACGCTGGGGCTGAGTGTCCTCTCGGCTACCTCTACGGAAATGGCCGCTTCAATCAGTTCAAGACTGCTTTCCACCGTGAAAATCAGTGTCGATACCGGCTATCGGGACATCAAACCGTTTGATTTTGAAGAGGTATCCACTATCCGCACCCTGAAAGATAAAGTGTTTGAATTGAACTTTGGTTTTTTAACACTCGCCGCCCGTTGAATTTCCCGTTTATTGGACAACAGGCGTTACCGCCTAACCTGGTTTCTACTGTGAATATTTCTCCCGTGTTGACGACCGTCATTCTCTCCGGAAAAGCCAGTATCACTGAGCTTCAGACGGTGTTATCCGTGCACGACTTATATGACCTGACCGAAATACTGGCAGTAGAAAACCACAATGAACGCATCTGGCGGGATCACTGGGAGAAAAAACCGTGATTATTGAAGAACTGGTCTATCAGGTTAAAGTGAAAACCGACGAACTGATGAAAGGCAAAAAGCTGATTATTCAGTTTTCTGACGAAGCGGCACAGCGTGTTAACGACCTGGACGAAAAGATAGAAAAACTGGGGGAAACCAGCGAAAAATCCAGTAAAAAATCCGTGAAAGGGGTGGATGGATTATCGAAAAGCCTGGCACGCTTTGGGAAAACGTCAGGCGGCGCCTTCAAAACCGCCCAATTGGGGTTCGCCAAATTTCTCGGGTTATCGTTGGGCATCGAAGCCACCCGCCGGATGATTGTTTCTACCACGCATTCACTGGTAGCCCTCTCCAATAACGCCACCTGGTTAGGCATTAGCGCTAAATCGGCGGATGCGTGGGGGGTTCAGGCACAGGGTGCGGGCAGCTCTAAAGAAGAAATTAACGCTATCCTGATGCGTTTAAATCAGGCAAAAAATCAGCTAACTAACCCCATACCGGGATCTTCGCCCGACTACGATTTAATCAATTTCAACCGTGCCACAGGTTCAGACCTGTTCGGCGCAAAAAATAACGATGAAATGTTGTCCCGTCTGGCGGCCGCCTTTCGGCGTATTTCTCTGGCGCAGGCGGAAAATTGGGGGCAACGACTGGGTTATTCGCCGGCGGCAGTCAACCTGTTCCGTTCACCGGATTTCGACAAAAGGCACAAAGCGCTTGAACAGCGCTCGAATGTCAGTGAAGCGAGCATCGCGACCGCTCGTCAGCTTCAACGCATAATGGCCGATCTGGATCAGTCCACCCAGAACGTGAAAAACAGCCTGTTGGCCGCCTTTGGCCCTGGGATGGTTAAAGAACTGGACGCCTTTAGCCATTGGATCAACGCCCATGGCAATGATATTACCGGTTTTTTTCAGGGGATTTCGGCGGGTGCAGAGAAAGTGACCGAAGCACTGGCGGAACTGATCGCGCCCTTAAAGATGTTGTGGCGCTATATGGCGCAAGTAAAATAGCCAAAGTGGCGGGAAGTCATTCTGTTATCGGAAAAGCAGGCTGGGCGGGTGCATTAGCTTATATTGGTGAACCTGTTATCGATAAAGGATTAAATGCGTTATTCGGGAACTATGACGCCTTCCAGGCAGCCCGAACAGCAAAAACATGGGGTGATTTTGGCCACGCCCTCATTGGGGAAACGGGCGGCGCACACTGGGAAAAGGGGAAGTGGATCGATCCGCGTTATCAAGCCACCCCCGCATTAACCTCAGCCGTGGCAAGGACAGAAAGCCAGGGCAATCCGAACGCGGTTTCACGCGCCGGCGCCGCAGGCCTGATGCAGCTTATGCCAAATACGGCAAGGGATTTAGGGTTAACACCGGCGGAACGCTTCGATCCTGAAAAAGCCTATGCCGCGGGACAAATCCACCTAAGCCGATTGTTAAGGCACTATAACGGTGATACCCAACTGGCGCTGATGGCGTATAACGCCGGACAAGGGCGCATCGATAACTACCTGGCTGGTAAAGGCCAACCGCTTAAGCAGGAAACCCTCGACTATCCCCAAAAAGTACTGGAAAACTACCACCAAATCGTTCAACAAGCCTCTGCGCCGCCAGCAGCGATTGCGGCTCAAACGACGGATAACCGTCAGACGCACTCAACTCATATTAACACCGTGAATGTGATGACCCATCCGCAGACGGTTAACCAGCTTCAACAGTCTATTGAAGAACAGGCAAAACGCCACCGAATGAATACGACACTGAATAACGGGATGTACTGATGACTATTTTTGATTTCAACCTCGCGGATGTACTGAATTCGGTATCAGGCGGCTCGCCGTTATCCATCATTGACAGTGTGCTGCATCCTGCGTATGTGATACGTAAACACGGCTCCGCCGAGGTTGCCCTTAATTTCAGTGGTATGTCGGTATTTCAGCCGACAGGCAAGGCTAGCATCATTAACGCCCCCATCGAGAAAGGCCGGTATCAGTCGATCAATAAAATCTATCAACCCACCCGAATAACGTGCCAAGTCGTTATTTCGGGGTTAAGTGGATTTAGCAGTGTGATACCGAATCTCTTTGACCTGACGTTAATCAGTCAGAATGAGACGCTGCAAACGATTGCCACTATGCTCAAAACAACCGATTTGTACGATATTGAGACCCCCAAGGGCAATTATGCGAGTTTTGACCTGACGGATTATAGCTATCGGGTCAGTGCGCAGGCGGGGATCACCTTACTGACGGTAGCGCTGATCTTTCAGGAGGTGATCCAACAAATGGAAGTGGTATTAAATACCCCTCAGTCCGCCAATAAACCGACGGGGGATTTAGTCGCGCGTAGCCCCTATGGTACCTGCCCAATCGATGTCAATGGCAGTGAAAAAATGTCTACACTGGACGAGCTGAGTAAAACGTGGGACGCATTGAAAAATTCAATCGGACCACAGCGAGCTTCAGCTACCGCCGGTGTGAATGGCAGCTTCCGCAGTGCCATGGACACCGTTCATCAGTCGGCTTCACGTATCAGTGGCAGCGTCAGCCAGAAATCCGGTGCGCTGTGGAAAAAAATCAAAGGCGCCGTATTGTGAGCACGATAATGCTTTCCCCCGTAAAATCTCAACGTATCAACCTCACCCTTAACGGCCAGGAATGTACTTTACGGCTGACGCAGCATGAAAGTGCCCTCTACCTGGATTTGACGGTAAAGGGAATACCTGTTGTCCAGGGCGTCCCCTGTCTGCATGGCACGCGCCTTGTACGCTATGCCTGGCTCGGCTTCACCGGTGATTTATTCTTCGTGGATACCCAAGGGCAAGAAGACCCGCGTTGGCACGGTCTAGGGAGTCGATGGTTTCTTTTTTACGAGGATGGAAATGTACAGCAAAAAAACGCTTAAGTTTGCGTTCTCTCTGGATACGGGCAACGGCCAGATAGAAGAATTAACCTTGGATAACGTTAAATCCTTTGTCAGAACCAATAGCTACGGCGGATACGGCGGCGTTGAGGCAGAGTGCGCCCTCTATGGGTTAAGTTTAGAACTCATCGGGATGTTGTCACCAAAAGATTACAGTTCGCTGGTGCTCGATGGACGACAATTTGACATAGCTATCTATAGTGGGGATATTTTGATATTCGAGGGCGCCGTCAGATCTGCTTATGCCAATATGAATACGATGCCCGAATCTCCGTTTGTCATTCAAGCGCTGGCCGCCAGTGACCTCCGTGCTAAAGTCATTCCGCCGATTTCACGCACGGGTGTCGTGAATGTCAGTGATTTACTCGATTCGTTATGTCAGCAGAACGGCTATACGTTTCAACCCAATTTATTGGGCGGCTTAACCGAATCCAACCCGTATTACGCCGGCAGTGTTTTTGCTCAGATAGCCGCCATTTGCCTGTCTCATCGGCTGGAATTTCAACCGGTGGGAAAAATCATCCATGTTTGGCCTGCTGGGAAAACAAGGGATGCGGTTATGCCGAAGATTTCGGCGGAAAATGGCTTGATAGGGTATCCGATCCACAACGCGAATGGATTAACCTTTCAGACACAGTACAGCCCCTTGCTGGCATTTGGGCGATCGGTATCGCTTGATACGTCGTTACCGGGTGCCAGTGGTCTCTACCTGTTAACGGGTGTCGAACACTTTCTTTCTTCCTGGGTGCAAGGGGGAAACTGGCACAGTGTCTGTAACGCAGTGAGTGTTGAAGCTTATGAGAGAAACAAACAACCGTGACGCATCCGGTAATGATGCAAACACCTTTATGCATGCCTTCAGTCAGCTTCTTGCCGGCTGTTTTTTTTGTGAAATTGTTCAGGTGATTGCGTTACACGGTGAAGCGCCCAATCTGGTGGTGGATGTCCGCCCCCTGCTGGCTTATCCTGATACGCGGGGTGTCCTGATGGAGAGTACCCAATTTACGCCATTCCGGTATTTCGCCTGCAACGGGGGAACAGTGCCCTCATCATGAATCCGGTCGTGGGGGATATTGGTCACCTATTAATTTGTGACCGTGATACCCGCCGTGTCAGGGCAACCCGCCAGAGCGCATTACCGTCTACTCGCCGTAGACACAACCGCGCCGACGGCATTTACATGGGTGGACTGCTGAATATGCCACCGACCCAGTTTATTGAATTTGCGGATAACCGAATAAATATCACCAGTCCAGGAAACATTGAAATCCACTGTCAGCAGGCCACTATCAAGGCCCCTTCTGGGGTGATCCTCGATACGCCCCAAGCGCATTTTACCGGAAATGTCACGGCGGCGGGTGACATCACCGATAATGTCGGTACGCAACAGGCCAGCATCAAAGCGCTGCGGGAAGCTTACAACAGCCATTATCATCATGTGAACGGGGTAGAAAGCGGCAGCAGCCGTGTCACATCGGATAAACCGGAGCACACGCTATGACCTATTGCACCCTAAAACTGGATAAGGCGTGGGATTTAACGCTAGACGGTGAAGGCAATTTGGCAATAGTGACCACCCCTGCCGCGGTAGCCCAGGATGTGGCCTCGGCCTGTCTGGTATTTATGGGTGAATGTTATTTTGACCGTTCACTCGGCATTCCATGGAAGGAGGAAGTCCTCGGAAGACGACCCACTGCCGGATTTATTGCGCAAAAACTACAAGTTGAGGCCGAAAAACTGCCCGTTGTTAACCAGGCAATAGCAAGCGTCAGGCTGGATAAGGCCAGTCGGAAACTGCGCGGTGTCATTCGCGTCACGGATAACGAGAATAACCGATTGGAGGTGATATTATGACCACAGTGAAAACCGCGGTACCTGATGTCACGATAACCGAAAACGGGGTGTCGGTGCCGGATATCGCGGACGTGCTCGCCGGACGGCTGACGGATTTTGTCGGCATATTGGGCGGCCATGCCAGTCAATCACTGAGCGCCCCCAAGGACAGATAGCCCAGAGTGAGACCGAAATACTGGCGCAGGTCTACGACAAATTATTATGCCTGTTCAACCAGATTAACCCCGATTTTGCGAGCGGGCGCTTTCAGGATGGAATAGGGCGCATCTATTTTCTCAATCGTATTCCTGGTCAGGGTAGCGTTGTCATGGCCACCTGCACGGGCAAAGTCGGCACCCGTATCCCAGCAGGCAGTACCGCCCAGGATAAGGCCGGTTATTGTGGCGTTCAGTGAGCGAAGCAACCATCCCTGCCAGCGGCACGGTAAAAATCCCTTCCAGAACACGACGCATGGCCCCATCGCCTGCGCCACGGGGAATTAACGCAAATTTTAGCTCTGTTTCAGGGTGGGACGCCATCACCAATGACACACCGGCCCGTGTCGGGTCACAGGTAGAATCCCGCATTGCCTTTGAAACACGCCGCCGCCAATCAGTGGCGCGCAACGGTCGTAATACCGATGGTGCGATGAAAGCGGCCCTACTGGAAACCCAAGGTGTGACGGATGCGTATGTCTGGTCAAACCGAACAAGGGAGACGGTCACTATCGGCACGACTCTTTATCCGGTTAAACCGCATTCCGTTTTTATTTGTGTGAATGGTGGCAACGATACCGATATCGCCGAGACGATCTTCCAGTATTACAATCCTGGCGCGGACATGAATGGGGATACCACCTTTACTGTTTATGATAAAGAGAACTACTCGCCGCCTTACCCGCAATATGTGATGCAGTGGCAGCGAGCCACCCCATTAAGCGTCATTTTTCCGTCAACATTGATAAAAGTCTCAATCCTCCTGTGACATTACCGAGCAAGTTAAAAAAACAGTTATTCGCGTGTTTAATGGCGAGG